GGCGTCTCGCATTGTGTACGTATCGCAATTTTTCGGAAAGGTTGGTCGAATGGCGCCGAAACGAAAGCCGGAACCGGTGCGACGCAATCAGAGGTCGGGTGACGATTGGGTTGATTTGCCTGCCGATGGTCGGTCTGGTCCGGTGCCGGCGGTGCCGTTCACGGTGGATTTGGGTACGAATGGGTTGGCGTGGTGGGGTCATCAGTGGCGTTCGCCGTCGGCGACTCAGTGGTTGGAGTCGGATTGGCCGTCGGTTGTTCGGCGTGCGCAACTCGAGGACGAATGGCAGACGTCGCAGCGCGCAGAGATTGAACGGGAGCCGGGGGTGGTTCCGCGGCCGGTTTCGACGGCTTTGTTGGCGGAGATTCGGCATTTGGACGCGACGTTGGGTTTGACGGCGAAGTCTCGTCGTGAGTTGCGTTGGCGGATCGTTGATGAGGCCGGTGTGTCGGAGAACGACGAGGTTGCGCCGGTGCGCAGGTTAAAGGTGGTCGACAGTCAGGCGACCGGCTAAGTGCCTTGGCGTGGACCGGCGTACGAAGGTGAGTTCCCGAGTCTGGGTTGGCAGATTGCTGACTGGTACGAAGCGAATCTGAAGGTCCCGGCGGGTCCGTTGTACGGGCAGCCGTTCCGGTTGACTGATGACCAACTGACGTTCTTCGTCAGGTTGTATGCGTTGAAGAATGATGGCCGGCGGGTGTACCGCCGAGCTGTTCGGCGTGGGCCAAAAGGAAAGGGCAAGTCGCCGGAGGGCGGCGCCTGGCTGCTCGGCGAGTTCTGCGGGCCGGTCGTGTTCGACGGTTGGGACGCGAACGGTGAACCGGTAGGTGTGGCGCATCGGTCGCCGTGGTGTTGGGCGGCGGCGGTCGCTGAGGAACAGACCGGCAACATTTACACGCCGATGCGGGAAATGGCCGCGGACGCAGCCGACGACCTCGGCCTGGACTTGGGTAAGACGAGAGTCGAGTTCCGTGACGGCCGTCCGGGCAAGATCGAAGCGGTCGCTAGTTCGGCTGGTGCCCGTGAAGGGACACCGACGACGGCGGTAGCGAAGGACGAACCGCATTTGTGGATGCCGTCGAAAGGCGGGCAGAAAATGTCGGCGGTCATCAACCGCAACTTGGGTAAGACCGGCGGGACGTCGTGTTCGTTCACGAACGCACCGGCGTTGGGTGAACGTTCGGTCGCTGAAGACGAGTTGGAGCAGGCGAACAAGGGGCAGAAGGGTTTGTTGTATGACTCTGTCGAGGCGCCGTTTATCGAGGACCCGAAGAACCCGGACAACCGTGACGACGTGCTCGAGGCACTCGAGCAGTTGTACGGCGCTGCGGCAGTGTCGGCGGGTGGTTGGGTCGATTTGGAACGGATCTATGAGGAGATCACTGACGACGCGGTCACCGAAACCGAGGTGCGCCGGTTCTATTTCAACCAGGCAGTGAAGGATCAGTCGCGGGCGATTGATCCGACGAGGTGGCGGGACGCGGTCGACACGGACCGGACGGTCGAGGACGGCGAACCGGTGTTGCTGTTCTTCGATGGTGCTAGGACGCGTGATTCGGCGGCGTTGATTGGGTGGACGTTGTCGGGTGACCCGCATTTGTTTGAGGTTGAGGTGTGGACCCGACCGGAGAACGCCGACGAAGGCTATGAGCATCCGCGTGGCGGGTTTCGTCGTGCGGTCGCTGACGCGTTCGACCGGTGGGATTGTGTGTTGTGTTACGACGAATCGTTCCACGAACTTTCGAGTTTGTATGACGAGTGGCACGAAACGTTCGACCCGGACGAAACCGGTCGGGTTATCGGGTTCCCGACTCATTCAGGTAAACGGATGGAATCAGCGATAACCCGGTTCATAACGGATCTGTCGGAAGGTCTGTTCACGCATTCGGGTGCTGTGACAACGACAGAGCATGTTCATAACGCGGTGTTGGGCCGTAACCGTGGCGGATGGTTGGCGTTGTCGAAACCATCTGATGTGTTGAAGATCGACGCGGCTGTGTCGGCGGTTGCTGGGTATGAGCTCGTCGGTACTGGCCGCGACGTAATCGAAAACGCAGGCGAATCGGCGACGGCGTTCGTGGCGTTCGTGTGACCACGTTGGCGTGTTTTGTTCCTGATCTCGAGGACGGTAACGAATGAAGCTACGCAGGAAGCAGCCAGCGGCAGAACTAGAACGCGGCTGGTTGGCCGATGGGTTGAACCAACATCGGCTTCCTGGCGGTCAGTTGTTGTCGTTGACGGGGTCGAAGGCACCGGATTTGTCGGGCGAGTTCGGGCAGCTCGTCGCGAGCGTTGGCCGGCAGCACGGTTTGGTGGCTGCTGCAGTGTTCGCTCGGTCGCTGCTTATTTCGCAGACACGGTTCCAGTGGCGCAGGTTCGGTGACCGGGAGATGTTCGGGTCGGCTGCGTTGGCGTTGCTGGATCGTCCGGCGATGGGCATGACCCGCAACCAGTTGTTCGCATCGGCCGAGAATTGTGTGTCGTACGGTGGCGCAGCGTATTTCTACCGGTCCGATGCGCAGGGGTTGAAGGTGTTGCGACCGGATTGGGTCGAAACGGTGTTTGTGTCGACGACGGCACCCGATCAGGTCGGCAAGTTCCTGCCGTTAGACGCTGAACTTGTCGGTTACAAGTATTGGCCGGGCGGGAGAAACGCCGGGCAGTCGTCGACGTCGCTTGCCGTTGAGGACGTCGCAGTTTGGGCGCCGCAAGCCGACCCGGAGTATCCGTGGCGCGGGTTGTCGTGGATAACGGCGATGATCCGCGACATTGCGTTGGATTATCAGGCGGAGGCACACGTAAACAAGTTTTTTGAGAACGCGGCGACACCGAACGTCGTGTATTCGATGTCGGACAAACTCACAGCGCAACAGCTCGGCGATTTCACCGAACAGTTCCGCAACGGTTACGAGGGCGCCGACAACGCATGGAAATCGATCATCGTCGGCGGCGGCGCAGACGTGAAAGTCGTCGGTGCGAACCTAGAACAGCTCGGGTTGAAGGATCTGCGTGGCGGTATCGAAACTCATATCGCTGCGTCGTCTCGGGTGCCGGCGGTGCTGCTGGGTATCCGTGAGGGGATGCAAGGGTCGTCGCTGAACGCCGGGAACTATTCGTCGCAGCGTCGGCAGTGGGCCGATGGATGGTTCTCGCCGGTTACGCAGTCGTTGGCGGCGTCGTTGGAACCGTTGTTGACGGTGCCGAGGTCGCAGGGCACACCCGACGCCGAGCTGTGGCCGGACACCCGCGACGTCCTGTTCCTGCAGGAAGACGCCAAAGACGCCGCCGACATTCTGCAATCCAGTGTTTCGTCGATCAGGCAGGCACTCGACGGCGGTTTCGACCCCGACGCAGCGGTCGAAATGGCGATGTCAGGGTCGCTGCAACCGCTACTCGGCGCACATACAGGTTTGACGTCAGTTCAGCTACTTCCCCCGGACACGGGTCAGAACGGAGACACCAATGCAGACGATTGATACCGATATTTGGCGCGGCGGTCCCGGCGGGCTGGCATTGCGCGCCGCTGACGCCGCCGCCGCCGGTTTGGGTGTCGTCGACATCGAGTTCGCACGGTTCGACCAGTTCAACGAAATCGACAGCTACTGGGAAGGCCGGTTCCTGGAGCGGTACACGCCGGGGTCGTTCGCTGAGACCATCGTGGAGCGCGGCGACCATATCAAAGTGCTCTATGACCACGGGCACGATCCGTCGATCGGCAACAAAGTCCTGGGACCGCACAGGAACCTACGAGAGACACCTACCGGTCCCGCGGCTGAGCTCGAACTGCTCGACACGTCCTACAACCGGGATTTGGCGGCCGGTATCGCTGCGGGTCTCTACGGTGCATCCTTCCGGTTTCGTGTCACAGCCGAATCATGGGACGACGAACCCGAAGAGTCCGATCACAACCCGGCCGGGATACCCGAACGCACAATCGAACGTGTCGAGCTCTACGAGTTCGGGCCGGTCACGTTCCCAGCGGACGAATCAACGCATGTCGGTATGCGCAGTTTGACCGACCGTTACAGATCGCAAGCAATACCGGCAGCAGACCCCGTGGAGGGGTCCGGGCCGGACAGCGAACCCGACCTAGACGAGACGCCGGACGGCGCGTCGAAGTCACCGAAACCGATCAGGCACGACCTACGTGCACAGATCGCAACAACTCTCACGAAAGGTCAATCATGACTATCGACGAACTACGTGCGCTCATCCGTGAGTGCGCAGACCAGATGCGGGCACTTGTGACCGCAGCCGAATCCGACGAGACCCGCGACGACGGTGCTCTCACCGAACCGGAAGCCGCGGATTTCGCGACTCTGGAACGATGGATCGAGCAGGCCGACGAGAAGATCAAACGTCTCGAGGCCATCGACGTCGCTGCCGAACGTGGCGGAGTGCCACCGGAGCCGTCCGCGCCGAACATCAACCGCAACGTCGACCCGTTCGACATGTCACAGATCCGGTTCAACGCACCTGGTTCGGAGATCCGAGCGCAGGCCGTTACGGCGATCGAGTCGATGCAGGCACCGGACGCTGTCCGGTCGAAGCTCACCGACGTGATCGAACGCAACGACACCCGACGCGGTGACCTTGCACGGCACGCACTGGTGACCGGTTCGCCGGTTTACCGTGAGGCGTTCCGTGCGATGCTCGCCGGCGAAGCGCTCACAGCGGAGCAGAATGCGTCTGTCGGTGAAGCTCGTGCGGCGATCGGGACGGGTACCGGTTTCACGGCGCCTATCACGATCGACCCGACCGTGCTCCACATCGGCGACGGGTCTAGCAACCCGTACCGTCAGGTAGCGAACGTGCGGACCGTGATAAACGGTCAGGACAGCGTGAACACGTTGGCATCTGCTGCGTTCTCGTTCGACGCTGAAGGCGCCGAGGTGTCTGATGACACTCCGGCCGATTCGACCGTCACGATCCCAGTGCACAAGGCGCAGGGTTCGGTGCTTTACACGTTGGAGTCCGCGCAGGATTTCGTCGGTCTCGAAGCCGACCTGATCGAAGCGATTTCGATGGGTAAGGACGACGCCGAAGCGACGATCTTCACGACCGGTTCAGGCACAGGCAACAACCCGGAAGGTGTTGTTACTGCGCTGGCAGGTTCGGCGTCGGAGGTCGACACGGCCACTACGGCGACGTTTGTGCTCGGCGACGTGTACGCACTACGCAACGCACTACCGCCGCGGTACCGACCGAACGCTTCATGGGTCGCTGAACAAGCGATCTACAGCGATATCCGGCAGTTCGACACCGCTGGCGGTGCCGGGTTGTGGACAACGCTGGGCAACGGCGACCCCGATCAACTGATCGGCAAGTCTGCCTATGAGGCGTCCGCGATGGACAACGACTCGACCAATTCGGGTGACGAAATCCTGATTTACGGTGATTTCTACCGTGGATTCCGGATCGTTGACCGGATCGGTTTGACGGTTGAGCCGTTCATGCACACCGGTACCACAGCCAATCTGCCTAACGGCACGAAGGGCCTGTTCTGTTACTGGCGTGTCGGTTCTGGCGTAACCAACGTCAACGCGCTGCGGATGCTTCAGGTGGCTGCATAGCGCTTAGGTGAAACACCCGGCCTGGTCGTTGAACGCGACCCGGCCGGGGTTTCGTCGACCCCGTACGCAAACGAAAGCAGGAACCAATGCCGACCGTGCACACATCATTCAAGACGAACGGCAGAATGTACGCCGCTGGGACCGATGTCCCGAAGTCCGACCCTGTCTGTAAGACGCATTCGGCGTTTCTCGACGACGATTCACCGGTTGAGCAGGCGACCGCCGGTCCCGGTGAGAAACGTTCGACCAGACGGCCAGCGAAGAAGAAAGCCGCGGCGAAAAAGCCTGCGGCGAAGGACTGACCGATGCCGGACGGCCGTTACGTCGAGCTCGACGACCTGAAATCGTGGGTTCGGATCGGTTCGACCGACACTCTCGACGATTCTGAGCTGTCTACGGCGTTGATCGCGGCGGAATCCGCGGTTGATGACTACTGCGGCCGCCGGTTCGATGCTGACGCGTCGGCTACCGCGCGGCTGTTCGTATCTGGCCGTACAGACGTCGTGACGGTCGACGACATGTTGGAGGCACCGACCCTGGTTGAGACACGTTCAGGGACGACGTGGACGGCTGTGACGGACTTTCAGCTCGAACCGTTGAACGGTGTCGTGGACGGTGTCGGCGGTTGGCCGTATTGGCGACTCAGGGCAACAGAATCGACGTTGTGGCCGACTGATTTCGAGGCTGCGGTGCGGGTTACAGCGAAATGGGGTTGGCCGGCGGTGCCGTCGAAGGTGAAACAGGCCGTGTTGATCGGTGCGCATCGTTTGGTGAAGCGCCGTGAGTCACCGGAGGGGTTGTTGGGGTTTGAGACTGCCGGCGTTGAACGTATCGGCCGACTGGACCCGGATTTGCCGTTTCTAGTCGGTGCGTATCGGCGTGTGGAAGCAATGTTGGCGCCGTGAGCTCTATCACCGAGATTCGGGCGGCGTTAGCGGCGGAGATCACGACGCCGGGTTGGCGTGTCCACCCGTATGTCGACGAGAACATGGAAACACCGGCTGTTGTGGTTCGTCCGAAGTCCGGGCGGGTCGACACGAACCGGCGTGGTGTTCACACGATCGAGTTCGAGTTGGTGTGTGTCACATCGCAGGCGACGTCTAGGACCGGTCAGGCCGCACTCGATGACCTGATCGCCGCGGTTTATGCGACGTTCCCGAACGGGCCTTTAGCGGGCCTAACTGACACGTCGGTGTTCGTTTCGGGGTGGGAACAGGACCGGGAGATCACGATCGCCGGCAACGACGTGTTTGCGGCGGTGTTCGACGTGACCGTCACAACGGAAGGGCTGATATGAGAGTGAAAATCGTTAATGAGGCGTGCACGTTGGGTTCGGTCGGGTCGGTTGTCGATGTCGACGAAGTCCAGGGCGTCGCGTTGATTCGTGCGGGTGTCGCATCGCCAGCACCGAAACCACCGAAACCTAAGAAAGCCGCGGTGAAGAAATGAGCGCGTTCATATTGACCGACGCCGAGATTTATGTCGACGACGTTGACCTGACGGGTTATGCGAACACGGTGAAGGTGTCCGAATCGGTCGACGTGAAGGACGCGACGACGTTCGCGTCTGACGGCTGGGCCGAGAACCACGCAGGCCGCAAAACGGCGATGTTCGACATCGCCGGGTTCTTGGATTGGCCGTCGCCGGGCACCGATCTAGCCGGCAATGTCGGTTCGTCTCATGCGTGGATCGTCGCGGCGACAGACGACGCGAACGGTTCCTTCGGTGGGGATTGCTGGGCCGGGACGATGCTCACAGAGTCATTCGACCAAACAATCGACCACGGCGACCTCGGCAAATACACGACCACGGCGACCTCGGCAGGGAACTACGGCGCCGGGTTCCTGCTTATGCCGTCCACGTCGTTTAGCGGTGACACATCGTCATTGATAGCGAACTTCACTGCCGGGGTTCTGACCGGCGAAAGCCTCGGCCTGGTGTTCAACGTGTTCACCGCCGGCACGACCGTCGACGTCGACGTAATCAGCTCGGCGGTGGTCGGTATGACGTCACCGACGACAGAAATATCGGAGACGGTCACCACGACCGGCGGGTTGGTGTCGGTCGCCGCCGGGCCGATCACAAACACGTATTTCAGAGTCGACATGTCCTCGGTGACGGGGACGTTCGTAGCCGCGGCAGCGGTATTCATCCAAAAATAGAAGGAGGCCGCAATGGCCGCAACTATTCTCTATGACGCAGAAGTAACCATCAATGCTGTTGATCTATCGGACCGTGTTAAGTCCGTGTCGTTACCTATGTCGGTGGCGACACAAGACGGCACCACGATGGGTGACACGTGGATGGAACAGCTCCCAGGGCTGAAGTCGTGGTCGCTGACCATCGAGTTCCTTCAGGACTTCGCGTCAGGTAAGACCCACGCGACGATCAACCCGATATTCGGGACGACGGTAGCGGTGACGGTGAAACCGACCACAGCGGCGACGTCCGCGACGAACCCGGAGTTCCAGGGCAACGTCGTCATTTCGGAGTACAACCCGTTGGACGGTGCTGTCGGCGACGCGTCGAGCACGAGCGTGACGTGGCCTGGTGACGGTGCTGTGACGGTAGCGACGTCGTGATCGATGGCTGACGACTTCGGTGACATTGCACGCAAGTTCGGGAACCTCGCGTATGCGATGGAACGCGGGAACCGGACAACCGTCGAGGAAATGTCGTTCGAGGTTAAGAAGGAGTTCGAGAAGGGACCGCCGCGGTCGGGTCTCGGTCGGGGTTCGCTGTTGGCGGGTCGGCCGTGGCGGGCGTCGTTCAATGTCCGCGGGTCGAAGAACGCAGTCGGGTTGGTGTTTTACCGCGGGCCGGTGCATTGGATCGAACGCGGCACGAAACCTCACCGGATAGCCGCGCGTGCCGGTGTCGGAGCTCGAGCTGCACGGTCCGATCCGGCGGTGCCGTTGCGGATGTCGTCCCGTAAAAGCGGGGCGCGTGCTGTGAAAGGCCCGAAGGGTCCGTCGGTGTCGGTGCCGCATCCGGGTACTGGTGCACGGCCGTTCATGTCGAAAGTGAAACGCGAGTCCAGACAAGTAGCGCTAGCGCAGTTACAGCGGACACAGCACACCAACATTCTGCGGGCCGGTTTCGGTCGGTAGCTAAACATCGGGGGAGAACATGAACAGGGAGCAACGCCGCGCCGCGGATAAAGCCACGAAGACTGTGTGCGCTCAGATCGCGGGTGGTCAACACGACATCGCTGCGGTAGGGCAGGCGATCCAAGCGTGTATCGCTGCGGGTCACGCGTCGATGCGATGGTATTTCAACCTTGACGCGTTGGAGCTCGACGGCGTGACCGGGGAGTTCGACGAAGACGACTTGACGTTGAATCAGGCTGATGTGATCGAACGGGTTTCGGGTGTGCCGTGGACAGAGTTCGATCCGACACGGTCGGCACGGTTGGCGCGGCCGTTGCTGGTCGCGGCGTTGGAGTCGTGCGGGATCGAATCCGAACGTGGAGAGTCGATGGTCGCCGAGTTGAAACTGAACCAGATCCTCGAATGTATTCAGCGGCGTGAGGTTCGACCGGCGGACCCTATCTGACCGTTCGGGCCGATTCGGGCGCCTTGTTGGGCGTGTTGAAGTGGCGTCGGGCGGATTGGGTGACGGTGTTGGGTTTGCGGTTCGGGTGGACACCGGCACAGGTGTGCGAACAACGAGTCGGGGATCTTGTCGAGTTGTGGCATGTCAGTTTCGACGACGAACAGAAGTCGGCGTGGCGGAAGGGGTGACTTAATGGGTGCAGTTAGCGAAACCCTGCGGTTGTTGGTCACGCTCGACGCGGATCAGGCGATCCGTGAGATGGACAAGATGGAACGGACTGCGTCGCGGTCCGGTGGCGCAACAGAGGACAAGTTAGACAAGGTCGGCGCGACGATGACCCGAGTCGGCGCTGCGATGGTCGCCGGCGGGCTAGTCGCCGCGGCAGGGTTGAAGAAAGCCGGCGATAAAGCGATCGAGCTCCACGACGCTATCGCCGGTAACGAACGTGTATTCGGCAACGCCATCACTGTTATCGACGAGTTCGGCGAGGCGTCCGCTGAAGCGGTGGGGATGTCCGAGTCTGCGTTCAGGCAACAGTCAAACGTCATCGGTTCGATGCTTATCAACCTCGGTTACACGCAGCAACAGGCTGCGGAAACGTCGGTGCAGTTGTCGACGGTGGCGTCTGATTTAGCGGCGGCGTTCGGTACTGAACCGCAGCAGGCGATAGAGGCGATCGGTGCGTTGTTGCGTGGTGAACGCGACCCGATCGAACAGTTCGGTATTGGTATCAAACAGGTCGATGTGAACGCACGTATCGCCGCGGACGGGTTGGACACGTCGTCTGCGGCGGCGTTGAAGAACAGTTCGGCGATCGCCGGTCTCGATTTGTTGATGGAACAGGCGTCGATCCATACCGGAGCGTTCGGTGAGTCGGCGGCGTCGGCGGGGACGATCGCTCAGGCGAAGTTCGAGGACTTCCAGGCGCAACTCGGCGAAGAGGTTATCCCGATTATCAGCGGGGTTGCCGACGGGGCGTCGAAGTTGCTCGACGGGTTCGGGGCGCTCGACGACGCTACGGGCGGGTTGACTTCGACGGTCGCGACGTGGGGGACCGGGTTGTTGTTGGCGGGCGGTGCGGTGACGACGATCAGCGGGAAGCTAATACAAATGCGGAACACGGCGGTCGGGGTTAAAGCCGTGAACCTGGTTAAGTCGTTGGGGTTGTCGGCCGGGGGTGCCGGGGTGTTGGGGGTGGCGTTAGGCGGCGCCGCGTTAGCGTTCGGCCATTTCGCGAATAAGGCGAAAGAGGCGAAGGCGCGGGTCGACGCGGTTCGCGATTCGATCGACGCTGCGGGTTCGATCACCGACGGATTAACCGAGATCTTGGGCGGCGCGGTCCACGAAGGAACGCAGCTGGGTGAGGCGATGGCCGACACGGGCACGTCGATCGACGAAGTAAACGCGGCGGTGCAAGGCACCGACGAAGAGTTCAACGCGATGGTCGACAAACTCGGCGGTTTGTCGCAAGGCGCTTTCGGGGCGTACAAGGAACTAAAAGCGATGCGTGGCGGTGTCGAAGAATCCGAGGAGGCGATGCACCGGGCGGCGATCACGTCGGGCGACTTCGGGGCGAAGCAAGGCGAACTGACCAGCTATGTCCGCGATCTAACTGGCGCGACAGACGACGCTGCCGAATCAACAGACGAACTCGAACAATCCACTTATGACGCGTCCGCGGCGCAGGACGACCTCGCGCAAGCGTACGCGGACGCAGAATCGGCGTTGGAGTCGTACCGCGACGAAGTGAGACAAACCACCGACAAGAGTCTCGCTTACCGCGACGCGGTCCGTGACCTGAAAACCAAAACCGATGAGTACGCGGAAGCGGAAGGCAACCTCAACAATGTTCATTCGGATGCGTCGATAGCGTTCGACGATCTGTATGAGTCAGCGTTGGATACAGCGCAAGCATTCGGCGAAGCCAAAGGTGCAGGGCAAGGCCAACGGGAACAAACCCGGTTACAGATCGAGAAGTTGCGTGAACTGGCTGCGGTGCTACCGAACGAGCTCCGACCGCAAATCGAAAGCTACATATCGGATCTGTTGCGCATTCCGTCGAACCGGACGACGACGATCACGACGCTGATCGAGCCGCCTCGGACGATCTCGGGTGGACCGGATAACGGCCGGTCGATTGGGCAGAGCCGGACTGGCGGGTTGTCGGCGCCGGCTAGCCGGATCGTCACCGGCGGTAAACGTGGCGGCACGACGGTCAACATGCACGGCGACAACTTCTCCGCGCAAACAGTCGCCGGGATGCTCACCGAACTGTCACGCCGTCAGGAACTCGATATTCGGGTCGGTTCGGTGGTCGGACAATGACACTCCTCGAAGCCACCGGAGGGGTGAAAGTCGAGATCGCCGACGAAACCGCGTGGGTGTGGGAGTTAGACGGTGATTTCGACACGGTGCATTTGCATGACGCCGGGTCACCACGAGCGTTGGTCTGGACCGATATCACAACACTGTGCAGGTCCGTGGACATTCAGCGCGGCCGCAACTCTGCGCTCGCATCGTTCGGGGTCGGCAAATGCGACCTCGAGTTCATCGACAACGCCGGCGACCTGGTCGACACCAACATCGTGACCGGTAAATGTGTGCGGGTCACAGCGTTGAACAGTTCCGCGGTCGAGCAACCGTTGTTCGCTGGTTACATCGATCACCGCGGCGGCGGTATCAGCTGGCAGTACGACGGATTCCAAACACTTGTCAGGTTCCGTTGTTACGACCTGATCGGTTTGGTCGGCGACGCCGTCTATGACACCGTGACCGAGGAACGTGCCGGGTTGTTGGCTGAGGAGATCGTGCAGGGTTGGTGGCCGGGCGGCGGTGACGCACCGATGGCCGTGGACCGCGGCCGGGCGTTGATCGAGTTGGATGCGACGTTGACACCGAATGATTGTGCTGCTGCTGAGCAGGGCGGGTTTTGGTGCGCCGCGGACGGCGAGATCCGGTTCGATGCCAGGTTCGCAGGGTTCGATACGGCCAGGCAAGCGACATCGCAAGCAACGTTCACAGATGACGGTGGTAGCGACGTCGGGTATTCGCCGGTCATCACCTATGAGACAACGGAACGGTTCGGTGCGTGGAATGTGAACGATTACACAGCGGCGTCGACGACGGCTGAGGCGGACTGGTGGCCGTCAGCGTCTCTGTCGACGCCTGCGTTGAACGACCCCGACGGATTAGACACCAAACATCTCGCCGAGTGGATGTTGTTTCAGTACGAAACCGAGAACGTTTATCCGACCGGGGTGTCGTTGGTGCCGGGCGACGACGACCGCTTAGACCACGTCGTCGAACGTGACCTGCGGGACCGGGTGACGATCGAACATGACCCGTTAGGCGCCGAGTCGCAGCGGGTTCACGAATGCTGGATCGAGTCGATTCAGCATCGGATCACGCCGTCGAGCTGGTCGTCAACGTTCGGGGTGTCGACGGTCGACAGGTTCGATTGGGCGACACCAGAAGATTGGATGATCGTCGGCACCACGTTGGATAGATCGAAAGTCGGGACAGGGAAGGTCGCACCGTGACTCTGCCAGTATTACCAGCCGCGCTTGATACCGGCGACTATGTGGATAACACGTGGGTTGATCGGGTCCGCGCGTATCACGATTATTGGGGCGGGTCACGACCGAACGTGAAAGTGTTTTACAACGGCGCCGACGATGGCGGTGATGTCACGGTCACGTTGAACACGACAACGACGATCGGCAACACATCGGGCACCGGGACGACCGTACCTATCGAAGTCGGCGAAACGTTTTGGACGGCGTCGGGTAGCGCCGGGCGCCGGATCACCGCACCTGTTGCAGGGATCTATTTGATTGGCGGGCGGGTCTCGTGGACGTCGGACAGTTCGGGTGAACGCATGTTCGGGTTCCAAATTAACGGCGGCGGGTCGCAATGGATGCAAACAGCGTCACCGGTTAATAACACCGGGTTTGGGCAGTCGTTCAACAGTCTCGAATCGATGGACGCCACCGACTATTTCGAGATCGTTTGTCGTTCGACGTCGACGGCCGGGTATTCGGCGGGGCGTTGGTGGGCGCAACTAATCAGCGAACAGTAGGAGCGAATCATGTTGCAACGGATAACTGATCTGATATTGAACCGGCAGTGGTCGATCATCGTCGGCCTAGTCGCGACCGGACTGGCGTTCGCCGCGACCGAATACGCCGAGGACATCCCGGTCGAGCTCGCACCGGTCATCGCGGCGCTTATCACGTGGCTGCGGGTCTGGTCGAAAGCATCAGTCGACCAGCTAATCGCCGACGAACAACCAGTCGAGATTTCGACGATCGGTGACGGCGACGGGTGAAACGCACCTACTCCGGTGCTGAGCAACGGTTGTTGCACCCGGAGTCTGACAGTCAACGCCTATTCGACGAAGCATGGGGAATGGTCGTTCACACGACAGCGGACGGTCCGGGCGACACTGATATCGGCGGGTACTTCGACCGCGAAGACATCCCGTTCGAGTCAACGTTTTTCCTGCCGATGCGCCACCCGATGCAACAGCTCATGTACTGCGGGCAACGCGTCGACACCCAAGCCGACGGCAACGAGTTCGACGTGCCCGGTGTCGGCCGCCGGGGTTACGACTCGGTCGAATGCGAAGACGACGGGAAATGGGAATCAGGGTTCAACGAACACCAACTCGAAGAACTAACCAAACTGTTCGTGTGGTACTGGGAGGAACAGAACCTCCCGGACCGTTGGATTCAGTTCCACAAGGACGAGGGGTTCGGGCATCACACGATCCTGGTCCGTGAGGACGGAGGGTTCGGGCCGATGATCCGCGGCAAATGGAAC